TAGAAGTTAAGAACGAAGCAGCACATGGCATTATCTCTGATTTAACTTAATCAGTATGAGGATAGCCCTAGTAATAGGGCTTTCTCTTTATAGCTTTTTATGAGAGTTATAAACAGAAAAGGACAAACATGACAGATAAAGTAATTAACAACGGTATCTCACAAACATCTTTCCATGATGATGGTGATGATTTAATTATTGCACATTCACAAAATGTAACAGCTATTGTAGATGCTAACAAAGCAGAATATGCACAAAATGATGAACGTAAAAGATGGAGTGATGATTCTTTTGGTAATAAAGTTGCGTCAATTCCTTTAGTCGTATTCCAAGAATTAGAAAAACAAGGTATCACTCGTGGCTTTACTGTATTAGATATGCCACGATTCAAAGCATGGTTAAACAACCCAGACAACAGAGCATTTAGAACAAGGACAGGTCGCATATAATGGCAGCTTTTACTACATATACAGATTTGCAAGCAACACTTGCCGACTATTTGGCTCGTACTGATTTAACATCACAAATACCTACATTTGTTACGTTAGCAGAGAATAGATTAAGACGTGACGTAAGAATTAGACAAATGATTAAGGTAGTTACAGCATCTACAGCAGCTTCAGACCCTACTGTATCATTACCTAGTGACTTCCTAGAAATGCGTGATTTACACATAGAATCTAGTCCAATACAAACACTTGTGTATCAAAATCCAAGTAACTTCTTTAGAAATACAAAAGCATCAACATCAGACAGTGGTGCTCCTAAATTTTATACTATCATGGGTTCAGAGTTTCAATTTGCACCTATACCAGATTCTATATATACACTTAAAATGGTTTACTACGCATCACCATCATATTTAAGTTCAACCGTTTCATCTAATAACTTTTTAGCATATTGTCCAGATTTACTACTTTATGCAGCTTTAGGTGAAGCAGAACCATATTTAATGAATGACGCAAGAGTACAAACATGGGCTTCTCTCTATGATAGAGGTTTAGCATCATTAACAGCTTCAAACGACTCTGCTGATAACCCATCTGCACCAATGGTTATATCAGTAGCAACACGATAAGGAAAAATTATGTCAGAATTTAGCAATTACCTTGAAAATGCACTTGTAAATGCAGTTTTAAGAAACACAACATACACATCACCAGCCACAGTTTATGTAGCATTATTTACTACAGACCCTACAGACGCTGGTTCTGGTACAGAATTATCTGGAAATGCTTATGCAAGAACTGCTGTGACATTTGGTGCACCTTCTAACGGTGTAACTACTAATAGTGCTGACGTAACATTTGCAACAGCAACAGCCTCATGGGGGGTAGTAACACATATTGGTCTATATGATGCTTTAACATCTGGTAATTTATTATTTCACACACCATTAGACTCAAGTAAAACTATTGACTCTGGCGATATATTTAAAATTGCTAGTGGTAGCCTTTCTGTAACTTTGGCATAAGGATAAATCATGGCTTTAGTCGTTAAAGACAGGGTTCGTGAGAATAGTACAACCACAGGAACAGGCTCGCTTACATTATCAGGTGCAGTTTCTGGGTTTCAAACATTCTCAAGTGCCATTGGGAATACTAATACGACCTATTATTGTATTGTAAACGGTGCAGAATGGGAAGTAGGTTTAGGAACTGTTAGTGCAGGTGCATTAGCAAGAACAACTGTATTATCATCATCTAATGCTGGTTCATTAGTTACATTTACAGCAGGAATTAAAGACGTATTTTGTACATACCCATCTAGCAAAGGTATATATACAGATGCTAGTGGTAATGCTATTGCATTAGGTACACCAGTTTCTGCAACACTTACAAATGCTACAGGATTGCCTTTAACTACAGGTGTTACAGGTACACTTCCAGTAGCTAATGGTGGTACAGGCATTACAAGTTTAGGCACAGGGATTGCCACATTTTTAGGTACTCCTACATCAGCTAATTTAGCTACTGCTGTTACAGATGAAACAGGTTCAGGTTCTCTAGTATTTGCAACACTACCTACATTTGGCACTACAGGTGTTAAGTTTAGTGGTTCTACATCAGGAACAACTACATTATTATCAGGAGCAACCGCAGGTACGTCTGTTCTTACGCTTCCTGTAGCTACAGATACTTTAGTAGGAAAAGCAACAACAGATACACTAACTAACAAAACTTTAACATCACCAACACTAACAACACCAGTATTAGGTACACCAAGTTCAGGAACATTAACTTCTTGCACAGGATTGCCACTCACTACAGGAGTTACAGGTACTTTACCAGTTGGCAACGGTGGCACAGGAGCAGCAACACTTACTGGGGTATTAAAAGGAAATGGCACAAGTGCATTTACAGCAGCCACTTCTGGTACTGATTATTCAGCAGGTACTTCATCACTAGCTACAGGCATTATAAAAAGCACAACAACTACAGGTGCTTTAAGTATAGCAGTTGCAGCAGACTTTCCTACACTTAACCAAAATACTACAGGAAGTGCAGCAACACTCACTACTGCCAGAAGTGTTTATGGCAATAACTTTGATGGTTCTGCAAATATTACTGCTATCATTGCTTCTACCTATGGTGGTACAGGCAATGGATTTACTAAATTTACTGGTGCAACAACTGCTGAAAAAACATATACATTACCAGACGCAACTTGTTCAATATTAACAAGCAATGCAGCAGTTACAGTAGCACAAGGTGGTACAGGAAATACATCAGCAACAGCTTATGCTTTATTAGCAGGTGGAACAACCTCTACTGGTGCATATCAATCATTAGCGTCTGTAGGAACAACTGGTCAAGTACTTACATCTAACGGTGCTGGAGCTTTACCTACATTCCAAACATCAAGTGCTGGCGTTACTATTACTGATGATACAACAACAGCAACAGCTTTATACCCAACATTTACAAGTGCTACATCTGGCTCTATTTCTGGCGTAAGCGTTACAAGTACAAAACTTAATTTTACTCCTTCTTTAGGAAACTTAACTGCTCCTCAAATAGTGGCAAGTAATGGTTTAATTCTTAATAAAACAACTATTGCAACTAGCTACACAATTGCTTCTGGATATAGTGCTATGTCAGTAGGTGCAATTACATTATCAAGTGGAGTTTCAGTGACTGTGCCTAGTGGCTCAAAATGGGTGGTTCTATAATGGCAAAAACAAAAATATCAGAATATTCAAGCACTGCTGCAAGTAATACGGATGTGCAAAGCATTAACATTGGCGAAGGTATGTTACCTTCAGATGTCAATAATGCTATGCGAGCTATTATGGCTCATCTTAAAAACTTCCAAGCAGGTTTAGCTAGTGATGATTTAACGGTAGGTGGTAATTTATCTGTTACAGGTACAGGAACAATTACAGGTGATACTGCTATCAACTCTACTGGTGCTATTAAAATTCCAGTAGGTACAAATGCTCAAAGACCTACAGCAGTAACAGGCATGATAAGGTATAATAGCACTACATCTGCTTACGAAGGTTATGATGGTGCTTCATGGTCATCTTTAGGCGGTGGAGCTACAGGCGGTGGTGGTGACCAAGTATTTAACTTAAACACAATAACAGTTACAACAAGTTATTCTTTACCTTCAGGCAAAAACGCAATGTCAGTAGGTGCAATTACAATTAATAGTGGTGTAACAGTCACAGTTCCTAGCGGTGCTCGCTGGGTAGTCTTATAAGGGGAAATAAATGGCATCATCAATTAATGCAAGTACAAGTGGAGCAGGTGGACTAATCACTACTGCTGATAATACAGGCATATTAAATATACAAACAGCAGGAACAACTGCTTTAACAGTAGACGCATCACAAAACGCAACATTTGCAGGTAAGGTAGCTTCTGCTGGAGCTTTAACTTTAGCATCTAACGGAACTACCACAGCAGTAACTGTAGATACATCACAGAATGTATTAATTGGTCAAACAACTAACGCACAAGGTGGAAGATTAGTTATTAAAGGTAGTGCTGGTACAGCAGATGATTTGGTGGTTAATACAAATGCTACTTACTGTGAATTACAATCATTTAATACTAAACCATTAGTTTTTAATAGACAGGGCAATAATGTTTGCTTTGGTGGAACAACTAGTATTGAAAATACAGTATATAACTTTACCTTTGATTCAGCTTATAATGGTATAGGCTCTAAAACAAATACAAGTGGTACAAGTTATCATGTTAGATGGCATAATACTAATGGGGTTGTAGGGGGAATATATACAAATGGTTCAAATACAACATATACTACATCATCTGATTATCGTCTAAAAGAAAACATAACACCTATGACAGGTGCATTAGATAAAGTATTATTATTAAAACCAGTAACATATACATGGAAGTCAGATGGCTCTAATGGTCAAGGTTTTATAGCTCACGAATTACAAGCAATTGTTCCAGAATGTGTTGGTGGTGAAAAAGATGCAGTTAATGATGATGGTTCTATTAACCCACAAGGTGTAGATACATCATTCCTAGTAGCTACTCTAACAGCAGCAATTCAAGAACAACAAACCATCATCAACGACCTAAAAGCAAGAGTAACAGCATTGGAGGCTAAATAATTGGCTAAATTTTCTAAAGGTCATGAACCTTGGAATAAAGGAAAAGCATGGTCTGATGAAATGAAGGATAAAATGAGTGCTTCTAAAATGGGATATAGGCATACTCCAGAAGTTGAAGCAAAAATAGTTGATAATTTATTAAAAGTTGGTGTAAAAACTAGATTTGCAAAAGGACAAGTGCCACATAACAAAGGAATTAAATGTCCTCGTTATACTAAAGAAGAAATTAAAGCTCATCAAAAAGCATGGCGTGATAAAAATAAATATAAGATAAACGCTAATAATAAAAAATGGCGTAAAGAAAATTCAGAAGCATTTAAAGCCATGCAAAAACGTACTAGAGAAAAAAATTCAGCAAGAGTTAATGCTGCTAATAACAAAAGACGTGCAGATAAGCTAAATAGAACTCCTAAATGGATTACTAAAGATGATTTATGGTTAATTAAAGAAGCACATGAATTAGCTGTATTAAGAACTAAACTATTTGGATTTGATTGGCACGTTGACCATATTATTCCATTAAAAGGCAAAACTGTTTCTGGACTTCATGTTCTAAACAACTTACAAGTTATAGAAGGAAAACTAAATATTATGAAAAATAACAAATTTGAAGGAGAAACATTTTGTCATCAGTAATCATAGCTGGAGATACCTCTGGCACAGTAACACTTGCAGCACCAGCAGTAGCAGGAACAACAACATTAACTTTGCCTGCGACAAGTGGGACTGTAGTTACTACAGGCAATATTCCAACAGGAAGTGTATTGCAAGTTGTTAATGCTACATATTCTACAGCAGCAAGTAACTCTACATCTACTTATGCTGACACAGGATTAACAGCTTCTATTACACCATCCTCATCATCTAATAAAATATTAGTTCTTGTCAATCAAGCTGGTGTTGGAAAAGATACAGGAAATATTAGCAGTTCTGTATATGTAAAATTATTAAGAAATTCAACAGATATTTGCGTATTTACTATTACAGGAGCATATACTCAATCTAATTCATATAATCTTGGTTTTAGTGCATCAACATCATATTTAGATAGTCCAGCTACTACATCAGCAGTAACATATAAAACTCAATTTGCAAATGGTCAAAATGCAGCTAGTGTTAGGGTTCAAACTGATAATTCTACATCAACAATAACACTTATGGAGATTAAGGGATAATGAATAAACACGAAGCCATATACAAACTATATCCTAATGTAACAGTCATTCGTGGTGATGTTGCATACGATAAAGACGAACAAGAAGTAACCTATGACAACAATGCTGTAGAAGCTCTAGTAGCATCAGAAGCATACAAGTCTAAAAGAGCCGCAGAGTATCCACCAATGACAGACTACCTAGATGGTATCGTCAAAGGTGACAACGCACAAGTGCAAGCATACATAGACGCTTGTAACGCAGTTAAGAATAAGTATCCTAAAGGGGTTAAATAATGAGTATGATATTAGATGGAAGTTTAGGCGCTACCTTTAATGATGGTAGTATCTTACCTGCCGCTCCTAGTCCTTATGTGCTAAAGAACCGTATTATAAATGGTGATATGAGGATAGACCAGAGAAACGCTGGTGCGTCTACAACACCTACAACTTCAACTTATTCGCTTGATAGATGGATTTCTGTTTTAACTGCTGCATCTAAATTTAGTGTGCAACAAAATGCTGGCTCTGTAACACCTCCAGCTGGTTTTACAAATTATCTTGGAGTAACTTCTTTATCTGCATATTCTGTTCCAGCTGGTGATTTCTTAACTATTGCTCAAAAAATAGAAGGATATAATATAGCTGATTTAGGTTTTGGAACTGCTAATGCTAAAACAATTACTATATCATTTTGGGTTAGAAGTTCAATTACAGGAACTTTGGGTGCGTGTTTAATTAATGGCGATACAACTCGTTCTTATCCATTTACTTATACAATTTCTTCTGCCAATACATGGGAACAAAAGACTGTAACTATTTCTGGTGATACTTCTGGAACATGGGCAACAACTACTAGTGCTGGTATGTCACTTAACTTTGGTCTTGCTGTAGGTTCTACATATTCTGGTGCTGCTAACTCATGGTCAAGTGGTGGATATTATGGTGCAACAGGTGTAACAAATACTCTTGCTACTAATGGTGCTACTCTTTACATCACAGGTGTTCAACTAGAAATAGGCACATCAGCAACACCATTTGAACGCAGACTTTATAATCAGGAATTGGCTAATTGTCAGAGGTATTATTTAAAAATTGGTCCATCAGGTTCTAGTGGTTATGCAAAAATAGGATTTGGTGTGGCAACAGGAAGTTCTACTAACCCAATTTATATTTCTACTCCAGTAACAATGAGAAGCACTCCTTCTATAACACAATCAGGTTGTGCATCTTCTATTGGATCTGCAAATTCAACTATTACTGCGGTTGCTGTTAATGGATTAAATCAAAATGGAGTAGATACAACATTTACTTGTGGAACATATACAATTGGTCAATGCGTTTGTATTCAAGGTAATGCTAATACAGCAGCCTATGTTGACTTATCTGCGGAACTATAAAAATGTACAAATTAATAAAAAATCAATACGGTGAAATAAATACAGTTGCTAAAGATGGAGCATTGTTTATCCCATTTGACCCAGCTAACACAGACTACCAAGCCTACCTAAAATGGGTTTCAGAAGGTAACACACCAGAACAGGCTGACTAATGTTTGGCATATCAGCTTTTTCCCAAACAGCATATAGTTCTCTTGCTAGTGGTGTAGTTTATGGTGCAGGTCAAGTAGACGCTACAGCATTTTTCACAGCTAATGGTTATTCAGAAGCATATGCTAGTGGCTTTATAAATGCTAATGCTCTTGTGTCTAGTAGTGCTATTCGTTTACGCACAGCTAACGCAAGTATACTTGGCACAGCTTTATTTGAAACAACTAATGCCTACTCTTTAGCCTATGCTCGTGGCATTGTATTTACCAGTGCTAATGTAACCGCAAAAGGTTATCGTTTGGGTGAAGAGTGGGGAAATATTACAACAGGGTCAGAAACATGGACAAGTGTTTCTACTGGCTCTGAAACATGGACAGAAGTATCAACTGGAACAAATACATGGCAACTCAACGGATAAATTTTTCAGAATGGACACCAGACCAGCCTTCAGTTGCTGGTACATTATTAGACGTTAATAATGCAGTTCCGTTACAAGTAGGATATGGCATATTCCCACAGGCTGTAGACTATTCTAACGCTGCTAGTGAGTCTTTAAACAACGTCTATGCTGGTAAGTTTAGTAACATTACAGAACTATTTGCTGGCGGTGCTTCCAAACTATTTAAATACAATACTGGTACTAGAAATTTAACCAATGTATCTAAAACAGGTGGTTATAGTGGTGAAAGATGGGAGTTTGTACAATTTGGTGATGCACTATTAGCAACTAACAATGCTCAAAAAATACAAGCATGGTATGTTAATACTTCATCTGCTTTTGCTGACGTAGCTGCAACTGCTCCAGTATGTAAATACATTACAGTAGTTCGTGATTTTGTAGTAGCTGCTAACATATCTGGTACACCTAATAAATTACAATGGTGTGATATTAATGATGAAACTAACTGGACTTCTGGTGCAGCATCACAATCAGATTTTCAGATTATTAGTGACGGTGGTAATATTCGTGGCATTACAGGTGGTGAATTTGGACTCATACTTATGGAACGTGGTATTGTCCGTATGTCTTATGTTGGTTCACCTTACTTCTTCCAGTTTGACACTATATCTCGTGGTTTAGGTTGTCTTTCTGGTTCATCTGTAGCTCAATATGCAAGCGTTACATACTTTCTTTCAGATGATGGATTTTACTTATGTGATGGTACAAGTTTAGTAGGCATTGGCACAGAAAAAGTAGACCGTTACTTTTTTGGTAACCTAGATTTAAACAACATTGACACAATTTCTACAGCAGTAGACCCAATCCGTAACATTGTATTATGGAACTATCCTAACGTATCTGGTGGTCGTTCTATTATTATGTACAACTGGCAACTTAAAAAATGGTCTAAAGCTGATACAACTGTAGATTATATTTCATCTGTAGCTACTTCTGGTATGACATTAGAAGATTTAGATGGTATTGGTGCTTTAGATGACCTTACAACATCTTTAGACTCACGACTATACATTGGTGGTAAATTCCTATTTGCTGGTGTAAAAAGCACTAAAATTGTTACATTTACTGGTGCTAGAACTACTGCTACATTTACGGTAGGCGATATAGAACAAGGATATAACTCTACAGTACAACTTGCTAGACCTCTTATACAAGATGGTTCAGCTAATATTAAAGTATCTAGTAGAAAAGAAATAGCAGACACTGTAACTTATGGTTCTTCTGTAACAACATCTACTGAAGGTCGTTGCCCATTACGTTCTAGTGGTCGCTTCCACAGGATTGAAGTAACCCCAACAGGAACATGGACAAATGCAGTATGGGTAGATATAGACTTTGCTGATAGAGGCACTAGATAATGCGTGATATGTACCGTAAGTTAAATTGGCTAGGCGGAACACCACGAGAAATATCAGAAGTGGTAAATAACCTAGTTGAAGGTAAATCTAACAACACAGGTGAAGTAACTTTAGCTGTGGCTAGTGCTACTACTACGACCATTTATGATGAACGTATAGGTTATAATAGTGTTATGCTTCTTATGCCTACAACAGCCAATGCTGCTTCAGTAATGTCAACAACATATATAGGTACTACAAACAAAGGTAATGCAGTCATTACTCATACAGCTAACACATTAACAGACAAAAAATATAGATATATTATAGTAGGATAATGGAACTTAAATACGTCAATCCTAACGAATTAAAACAAGTTTGGAATCAAATTAAACCAAGTCTAGGTGAAATATCTGCACTAGGTGGTGATTGGATTCCAGAAGATGCCTATTGTGATATTAAGGTAGGCAAGGCTCAACTATATCTAGGTATTAAAGACGGTTACTTTATAGGCTACATTATAACACAGCTTATAAATAACTCTCTTCATGTATGGGCTGCTTACAGTAGTTCACATGACATATTGTCAGAAGGTCTTAAACAGATAGCTGACATTGCTAACCAAATGAACGCTAAAGAAATAACATTTAGCTCTTATCGTAAGGGCTTTGAAAAGATTGCACCTAAACTAGGATTCAGACCATATACATGGAGGTTTGAGTGTTAAGTCTTTATACTATACCGCCACATCAAGTACAGCAAACATGGCATAAAGTAGAAAAGATGCTAGATGAAGCTATGGCTCACTCTGGTGGTGAATACAAAATAGAACATCTTAAAGTTATGCTAACACAAGGTAGACAAGTTCTTCTTGTAGCAGCAGACGAAACAATGGATATTAAATGTGCACTAACTGTGGAATGGATAAATTATCCTAACGACAGAGTTGCATTTATTACAGCAATAGGTGGTAAAACTTGTCGTAATGCAGTAGACCAATTCTGCGTATGGGCAAAAGAACAAGGCGGTACGAAGATACAAGGTGCAGCATTTGAATCAGTTGCTAGGCTTTGGAAGCGTGCTTACGGATTTGAAAATAGATACATAATCGTAGAAAAAAGGATATAACATGGGAAATTTAACTCAAGAACAAAATGCACCTACGCAGGTCTATTATGACCCATCAAAACAACAATACTTTAGCTATAAACAAAGTCCAGATGCAGGTTCTAGTATGCTTAATACAATGTTTGGATTAAATACAAAAGACCAAGAAAGAATGTACTTAAATAATCCATTTATGACACAAGATAGATTTACACCGCAAACTGTTGTACCTAATTACCCAGACATGAATAAATTATTTCCTGCACTTAATGCTGGTCTTGCACAAAATTTACAACAAAGTTTATTAGCACCTACAGACACACAATCATCTGGTGCTGGTCGTTTCATTGCTCCATCTAACACTTCACAAGGTAAATAAATATGATAAATCTTAATAACTGGCTATTTAATTTAGTAGACAATTTCACATTTTACAAAGGCGGAGGTGGAGGTGGTGGTACATCTCAAACTAATAATCAATTAGACCCAACTGTTAGACCGTTTGTTGAGTATGGTCTTAATGAAGCTAAAGATTTATACCAAACTTCTACCCCACAATATTATGGTGGTCAAACTTATGTATCTCCATCTGCACAAACACAAACAGCACTACAAGCTGCTCAAAATCGTGCATTAGGAGGTAATCCATTATTACCTGCTGCCCAACAACAACAACAAGATGTAATATCTGGTAACTACTTACAAAATAATCCATATTTTAACCAAGCCCTAGCAGGTGCTGCACAAGGTGCAACACAAAACTACAATGATGCTATTAAAGCTGCACAAGGCAATGCTTCTATGGCTGGTCGTTATGGTTCTGGTGTATCTGCTGATATTCAAAATCGTGCTGCCAATACATTATCTAATACATTAGCTAACAAGTATGGTGAATTAGCTTATAGTAATTATGCTAATGAACGTGGTATGCAAAACCAAGCTGCACAAAATGCTCCTGCTTTAGCTGCTGCTGACTATGCTGATATTCAACAACTAATGAATGTAGGTAAAACTGCTGAAGATTATCAAAAAACTGCATTACAAGCTGACATTGATAGATTTAACTTTGAACAAAATAAACCATATCAAAAACTTTCAGCTTATCTTGGTGCTGCTTACGGTGCTCCTACAGGTACTGTTTCTACAACTACTCAATCTGGTGGTGGTAAGATTGTATGTACAGCCATGAATCAAGCGTATGGTTTTGGTAGTTTCCGCCAAGCTATTTGGTTACAACATTCAGCTACAATGCCTAATGCTAAAATAATTGAAAAAGGTTATCACAAACTATTCTTGCCAGTGGTTGCATTTGCATTTAGTGACAAACAAACATTTGCTCGTAAACTTGTTCGTAAGGTTTCAGAACATATTGCACGTCACAGAACTGCTGACTTATGGAAAGAAATGCGTGGTAAAAAACGTGACCCATTAGGTCGTTTATATCGTGGAATTATTGAACCAATTTGCTATGTGGCAGGTAAGGTAGGTAAATAATGGGACCACCAATTCTAATAGGAGCTGGTTTAGGTGCATTAACATCAGCAGCTATGGGCAAAAGTCCATTTACAGGTGCTTTATTAGGTGGTGCTACAGGAGGTATGTTTGGTGGAACAGAAGGATTATTTGGAGGTGCTGCTGCATCTAATACTGGTACTGGAATACAATTAACACAACCTCTTGTAGAAGAAGGATTTAATACTGCATTGGCTCCAAGTGTAGTGGGTGGCAGTGGTGGTGCTGGTATTACAGGTTTAGGCACTCAATTAGG